GTGGTAACAATCGAAAGTGAAGAGCAACTTACTGAAATTTTTGGTAAGCCGAATACAACGAATCATCAGTATTGGTTTAGTGCTGCAGCTTTCTTGATGTACAGTAACACATTAAAGGTATCTAGGATTCTAACTACAGGCGCCGTGAATGCTTGTCAAAGTGGTACAGCAATCCTAATTAAAAATGATAATCACTATGAATATGGTGACGGTACAACAGGTCCGTTTAATGGCGGTACGGCCGCCGTAGGCATAGTAGCTGCTCGAACAGCTGGTGCATGGGGTAATAATCTCAAAGTAGAATATTGCAACACTGCTGCTGGTTACTCGCAAACGGCAAAAACAACAACGTCAACAACGATGGTCGCAGGGCATCACATTGTTCCTTTGACAGCAGCAACAGATTTTAATGTGGGTGATATTATTTACTTGCAAGAAGCAGACGGACAGAAATATCGCATTACTGACATTACTGGTCTTAATGCAACAATAGTAAGATATCCTACAACAACTGCTGTTGGAGTAGCAAGTGCAATCGGTTCTGCTGTGAATATTGATAGAGAATGGCGTTATGCTGATCAGTTTGATAAAGCTCCAGGAACTTCACAGTTTGCTACAGATCGTGATGGTGTGAATGATGAACTTCATATCATTGTTGTTGATGAAGGCTCTGGTATTACTGGTGTTGCGGGTGAGATTCTAGAGAAGTATGAAAATGTATCTAAGGCTTCTGATGCTCTTACATCAAACGGTACAGCTAACTATTATGCAGATGTTCTATTTGCACAGTCAAGTTATATTCATTGGATGGATCATCCGATTGGTGCAACTAACTGGGGTTCGGCTGCGAAAGGTATAACATTTACAGCACCTGCCGGTTTAGCGGTTGAAAGTGCTTCTTTAGGAGCAGCTGCTGGTCAGCAAGGCGTAGGTGGTACAACTGCCGCAACTGAAGGACAGAGACAAACTGCTTATACAGATGCTTTTGGTGATTCTGATACTGAAGATGTTAATATGATAATCGCCGGTCCTGCTTCTGTAGATAACGCTGGTGCAACAACGCATGGTGTGTTTATTACAGACCTAGTTGAAAAAAGAAAAGATTGTGTTGGTACTATTTCACCTGATCGTAGTGATGTCGTGTATGTTGTTAATAGTTACTCACAAACAAATAACGTCAAAGGTTACTTTGATCTTTTGGGTAGTAGTTCATACACAATTTATGATAGTGGTTATACAAAAATGTATGATCGTTACAATGATGTTTATCGATATGTTCCGCTTAATGGTCATGTTGCTGGTTGTATGGCTCGTACAGATACAACTAATGATCCATGGTGGTCGCCTGCTGGTATTGCCCGTGGGCAGATTCGTGGTTCGGTAGGGCTTGCTTATAATCCTTCACAGACAGAACGTGATACTTTGTATCGTGCTCGCATCAACCCCGTTGTTGCGTTCCCGGGAGAAGGCACAATGCTGTTTGGTGATAAGACAGGGCTTGCTCGTAACAGTGCGTTCAGTCGAATCAACGTCCGACGATTATTCCTCACTGTTGAGGAGGCCATAAAGTTGGCTGCTCGTTCAGTACTCTTTGAGTTCAATGATCAGTTTACAAGAGACAACTTTAGGGCGATGGTAGATCCTTACTTGCGTGATGTACAGGCAAGACAAGGTATTATTGATTTCCTGACTGTGTGTGATGAATCAAACAACACAGCCCAGGTTATTGATAATAACGAGTTCCGTGCTGATTTCTACATCAAACCAGCTCGGTCTATCAACTTCATCACACTGACCTTCATCGCAACACGATCTGGTGTTGATTTCGCTGAAGTAGTCGGCCGGACAGGTTAAGGGGGGAATGACAAATGCCTAATATTAATACATTCGTAAACAACCTCAAAGGTGGCGGTGCTCGTGCTAACCAATTCCAAGTTCAGCTTACTGCTACTCCGGGTGCTGTATCTCTAGGGTCGGAATTTACATTTCTGTGTCGTTCAGCTCAAATTCCTGCACAGACCGTTGGTGAGGTAGCAATACCTTATCGTGGTCGGCAAGTGTTTGTTGCTGGTGATCGTACATTCGATGCATGGACAGTAACAGTGTTTAGTGATGCCGCATGGGAGATTCGTGGTGCGTTGGAATCGTGGTCAAATTTGATGCAAGATATGGGTGAATACTCATATGGTGCTCTTGACCCAGCAGATTATTATGGTGAGGCGACAATTACGCAGATGAATAGAAATGATATGCCTATTAACACATACACACTTTTTCAAATGTGGCCCCAGACGATTGATCCTATTGATCTTGCCTATGATACCAATGACGCAGTAATGGAATTTGGTGTAACATGGCGTTTCAATTATATGCGTTCGACAGCTGGTGGTGGTACAGTTGGTGGTTTTTGGACCTAAGGGACTTTTGATTAGTAATAAAGTCCTAAAATAGTTCTGCTTAAGTTTGTATAAATAGTAGTATGGCAGAATTATTTGGGTATGAGTTTAAGAAGAAAGAGGCGGCAAAGGCGAGATCCTTTGTCGCCCCTTCTGACGAAGAGGGCACACTGGATATTGCTGGTGGTGCCGGGTTCTTTAGCCAATATGTTAACCTTGATAAGGTTGCAAAAAATGACTGGGATCTGATTCGTAAATATCGCACAACATCTGAAGCTCCGGAGTGCGATCAAGCAATAGAAGATATTATCAACGAGGCCATCACGGCCGATGAAACAGACATTTCTGTAAAACTAGACCTTGATCTAGTGCCATTGTCTGAGTCTATCAAGAAAAAAATGATTGTAGAATTCACTGAGATTCTACGTCTTTTAGATTGGAAATATAGAGGACACGATATATTTCGACGTTGGTATATAGATGGTCGTATTTTCTATCACAAACTGGTTGATCAAAAACAAGCTAGAAAAGGTATTGCTGAAGTTCGTTATGTTGATCCTAAATTTATTAAGAAAGTTCGTGTTATTGAAAAAGGAAAAGAAGATAGTAAACAAAATTCTAGTGAGATTGATTTAGTACAGAAAACACAAGAATTTTTTATCTTTAATGATTCTGGTGTTTATCCAGGAATGACAAGCTTCACTGGTCCTGGTGTTAAAAATGCACAAGGATTAAAAATTTCACCTGATGCTATTGCTTATGTAACGTCGGGCATTTATAACCCAACGACCAAACAGGTTTATGGTTTCCTTCAGAAGGCGATCAAACCTACCAATCAACTCCGTATGATGGAAGATGCATTGGTTATCTATCGCATCAGTCGTGCGCCTGAACGAAGAATCTTTTATATTGATGTGGGTAATCTACCCAAACCTAAAGCAGAAGCTTATCTCAAAGATGTAATGAGTCGTTATCGCAACAAGGTTGTGTATGATGGTTCTACAGGTGAGGTTAAAGATGACCGCAATCAAATGTCAATGTTAGAAGATTTCTGGTTGCCACGTAGAGAAGGTGGTAGAGGTACAGAAATTACAACATTGCCTGGTGGTCAAAATCTTGGTGAGATGCAAGATGTAACATACTTCCAAGAAAAACTTTATCGTTCACTAAACATTCCAGTTTCACGTTTGATGACTGACTCTGGTTTCAACATGGGTCGTGCATCAGAGATTACAAGAGATGAGATTAAGTTCACGAAATTTATTCAACGACTACGAAAGAGATTTTCTGGTCTTTTTGCTGATCTTTTAAAAACACAATTACTATTGAAGGGTATTCTTACTATAGACGACTGGGAAGATATTAGGGAATCTATTATATACGATTTCAATGACGATAATCATTTCTTTGAAATGAAAGAAAGTGATTTATTAAAGGATCGTGTAGAACAATTGGCTGGAGTATCAGATTATATTGGTACATATTTCTCCATTGAATGGATACGAAAGAACGTATTGCAACAGACCAAGTTGGAGATGGAATAAATTGATCGTCAGATTGATGACGAAAGAAAGGATGGTAAGATTGATCCTATTGCCGGTAAAGATATGGGTGGTCCTGAAGGTGGGTTTGGTGATCCTTCTAGGGGTATTGAACAAGAACCTATGTATCCTGATGGACAAGATCCTTCACCAGAGCCTGAAGATGCTGATGATGAAGATGAAGATGAGTTGGAAAACAAAAACTTATAAATATAAGAAAATGAGGAATTAATATTATGGCTAATAGTACAACAGCAGTAAGAGATGTAGTAGATGCTGTTACATCTGGTGATTTAAATACCGCTAATGCGGCATTCAATACAGTTTTACAGCAGAAAAGAGAAGATGCTTGGATTAATACCAAACACGAATTTGCACGAACTGCTTTTGATGCATCACCACCTGAGGCTACCACAGGCATTGATACCGGAATCACAGGAGACCCGGCAGAAGTTCCTTCAGAGGAAGAATAAATGAAACTTATATCCGAACACGTTGACCATATTGATTACATAGTCGAAGCCGAAGAAGGTGGTAAGAAAAACTATCGTA